CTTCTTCTGGACGGAAGACCTGTTCCTGTAATACGATTCGGCTTCCAGTATGATTTGATATTGTTCGGACTTCTTGAACTCCCGGATTTCCTCACTGACGATCTGGGCCAGGGTCATAGTCGCTTTTTCGGGGTCGGACAGGATCAGGTTGATCCGGTCCATGACAGACAGTTCCATTTCCTCCACCTCACTTCAAAACTTCGATAGACGAACCGCGTCGCGGACGCTCCACGCCATAGCGAAGGGCCGCCATAGCGTCGTCCATGAACTCGACAGGTTCGTCGATATAAAGGCCCGTGGTCGGGTCCTTTTTCCACTTCCACTGTTGAACTTCTTTCAGAACATTCACACAGGAAGGGTGTATGTGTATCTTTCGGCCTTTCAGGAAGTCGATCTGGGCCTTCACGCTTCCAGGCTCCTTTTTCACGGGATAGGCGCGGAAGCCGGCCTTCTGCCATGTCCTGATCCGGTCAGGCTCCGCAGAATCGCAGAACATTTCAACGCGCGGGTCAATCTTTGCCTGACGGGCCAGGCTGATAATTTCTTCGGTGTCCTTCTCGAAGACATATATTTCCGAAGTGACGTAGATTTCGCCGTCCTTCCAGCCGACACCCAGGATCGCGTCGGCATGGTTGAAGCCGAAGTCCTGTCCGTAATAAAAGCCGTCGAAGTAGTCGCGCCCGGTAGGGAAGTTGTGGACTTCGAAGTTCGTCAGGATCAGGCCGCCCAGTTCGCCCCATTCACCCAGGCCATACACGCGGTAGCCGTCCGGGTCTTCTTCCTTGCGTCGCTCCATGCGGCGGGAATAGGCCGGGTCTATGAACCGGTTTGTCCTGTATGTCGAATGGTGGGTCAGAACGTCCGGATCGGCCTTGTCGAAGTAGCGGGCCTTGATCCAGTGCGTCGCGCTGACCGGGTTGAAGGTCATTGTGATCTGATAATACAGATTCGGGTTCAGGTCGTTCAGGTTGCCACGAAGACGGTCGTCCAGAATGTCGACGTCTTCCGGAAGAAGTTCCGTCGCTTCCTCACACCATATCCAGACCAGTTTCCCGTTCTTGAAGGTGATGGACTTGATCTTCTCACGCTGGCGCTGGTCCTTGACGCCCCGGAAGATAATCCGGTTCCCGGTGATCTTACATTCCAGGGCAAGGGGGTTCAGGTTGACCTTCCAGAAGCGGTCGGCATAGGGGCCGAACATTCGATAGATCGCCGCCTGTAACTCTGCGAAGGTGCTGTCGCGGTTCGTTTCTTCAATCTTCCGGACGACGACCAGGTTCGCGCCCTGGTATGCCGGATCGGACAGTTTCGCTATGTAGTCCTGGGCGATATTCACAGACTTCCCAGAACCGGCGGACCCCTTCAAAATGCGGTAGCGGCCGCGCCATTCGTTGACAGGGCGGAAGACCGGGTTAAACTGGGCCGACGCCCCGAACTCAACTGTCTGTGCCGTAGTCATAATTGATCACCACCGTCACGGGGGCGGTGCTGTCCGGGCTGTCCTTGAACATTCCCAGGTGCTTTCCGCACAGTTCCAGGGCCTTCAACTTGTCCGCCAGGCGGACTTCCCGTTCCACGCCGTCGCCGTCTTCTCCGGGGATCACTTTCACCTTCACGGAAGCGATCGCGGCCGTGTCGTCGCGGGAAGCGTCAGTCAGGACTGTCGCGTCGGTCATGTTGATCACGTCGATCGCGTTCACGAAGGCGATTTTCCCCAGTTCCAACAGGACCCGGTCGGCGTTGATCCCGGTTCGCTTCGACCTTTCGGCCATAGCGCGGTCTATGCGCGCGCGGATTTCAGGTTTTTTCAGCAATTCACTTCCGATACTCCCCGCAGATTCCACGGAATATCCGGCGCGGATCGCGGCCTGGGTCGCGTTCAGGTCGATCAGATATTCTTCACAGAAGACTTCATTCTTCTTCGTGATCTTCGCCATGATTCACACCGTCCTTTCTTCGTGGTCCTCTGAAAGCGGGTACAAAAAAGACGCCCCCGAAAGGACGTCTTTCTGTACCCTATTCAAAAGGAGGGGGAACACGCTGTTCCCGACTATAATTCTACCACATGGTTTTGCAGATTGAAAGTCTCATGTGTATTCACCTGTATTCATCTTTCAGCGGAAGGAATCGGATTTATACATGGTGGCGAATAGGGAGTCCAGGGCCGTTTTCCTCTGGCGGTAGATCGTGGCCTTCGCCATGTGGAGGAAGTCAGCCGCTTCTTTGTAGGATCGGAAGGGGTAATACAGGGCCAGAAGGACGCACTTCGACTGACTGTCCATGTCCAGAATCGCGGACAGGACGTCTTCGATCTGCTGGGCCTGACGTTCCAGGGCGCCGATCCGGCGGTCGGCGGTGTTCCGGCGCTTCTCCGTCCGTGTGACCATGTTCACCATTCGGGCGTCTGGGTCTGGGGAGGACTGGACGCGGATGCCGGCGTCGGAAAGCTGGCTGGAAGGGAAGGCGGATTCCAGGATTTCCTTCAGGTCTTCGGCCAGGGTGGCCCGCTCCGCCGCGATCTGGGATTCTATGACGCGCGCTTCCTGGTCGTGGTTGCGAAGGACGTCCATGACGCGGAAGCGTACCCAGGCTTTCCGCTTCTCTTCCTTTTCATTCTGATCCATGCGTTTCACCGCCTTTCTTCTGGGGGGTGTCAGAACGGAAGTTCTCCGTCGTCGTCTTCGACCTCCGTGAACTGCTGGTCCGCGGCGGCGGCCATCTGGTCGGCGGCGTAGGAACCGGCGCCCTGGTCCTTGCCGTCGGCGAACTCCACGGAGTCGGCGACCACTTCGACCGTCTTCCGGTCGTTGCCTTCCTTGTCCTTCCACTTCCGGACCTGGATCGAACCGGTCAGGGCGACGCGCTTCCCCTTGCGGAAATACTTGTTCACGAACTCCGCCGTCCCGCGCCACGCCACGCAGTCCACAAAATCCACGGTGTCGCGCTGGAAGCGGCGGTCAACGGCCAGGGCGAAGGACACGACGGGCGTCCCCTTCTCTGTGCGCCTTAATTCCGGTTCACGGGCCATTCGGCCGATCAGTTGAACTTGATTCATGGTATCACCGTCCTTCAGAATCGCTTCCCGTGCTTATAGGGGCGGTCGGCGTTGTATGCCATCTTCTCTTCGATCACAGCGTCCAGGTCGATTCCCAGGTGTCCGCACAGGTCCGCGATCCGGATCACGGCGTCGGCCAGTTCCACGGCCGCGCCTTCCGGCTTCTTGTTTCTGTACTGACAGGCGTCTTCGTGGCCGTACTGGAAGCACTCCGTTTCGTCCGCGGGGTCACAGGGAAGGGACGGGTCGCCTTCCGTACAGTGATACCAGATCAGGGGGTGTCCGGCGCGTTCCTCTTCCAGCGCTTCGGAAAGTTCGCTGTGGATCAGCGCGATCGCCGTTCCGAAGGGAAGGGGCGGGTCCCAGAAGCCGTGTTCGACGGCGTTGTCGTGTGCTTTTCGAACGATGTCTTTGATCTCCATGTTTGTTCTGCTCCCTTTCTGCACGATAGCAAGTCGGACTGTGTCCGCTTGCCCGTGCTATCATTTGATTTCAGCTTCATTCAGTCGTTCACTATGTAGAACCGGACATTCTGGCGTCCGAACTGACGGGCGTCGGCGTGGCTCTCGAAGTAGACGTCGATCTTCTGGCCCTGGATCGCTCCGCCGCGGTCCTGGACGATCATTTCGCCCAGGCCTTCCACGAACAGGACGGTCCCTGGCGGGTAGATCGACCAGTCGGCGGCGATTGTCACGCCCTGGACAGCTTCGGCGCCGCTGGCGGTGTAGACGATCCCGTTCGGGCGGTTCAGCGCCCATTCTCCACAGCAGATTTCGCATGAGCAGTACGCGGTCGCCGTGGCTTCGATCCACTCCGGTTCGGGTTCTGGCTCCGGCGTGGTTGTTGCGATTTCTGCAACGGCCACAGAAGGCCCCTGGAAGGCCGCTGACGGCGTTTCCTGTGTGGGTGGTCCGTTTACACTCCCGCCGCCTTCTAATCGCGCACAAGCGAAGGACGTCAGGACCAGGGCCGTTCCCGCGGCGATTGACAGAACGCCGATTAGAAGGCGCTTCATCATGTGCCTTCACCTTCTTTCTGCTCTTCGGGGATCGGCCGGAAGCAGTCACAGCGGACGACGCGGTCGTCGTCCGCGTGGATCGGGTCCGGCCGGCCCTGGTCGAAGGCTTCCACGCAAGCCACGCAGTAGTCGCCCAGACGACTGTGTTCCGGATCGTTTATGAACTGGACGTTGTCACACTTCCGACAGTTGAAGTCGTAACGCCACTTTGGCAAGTCCTTTTTCCTTCTTCCGATCATGGCTTCTTTTTCCTTTCTATGGGTTGTCCGCACTCCGGACACGCTCGCGGGATTCCGGCTTCTGTTCGTGCAAGTTCAGCACAGCAGAAGGGGCAGACGAAGACGTCGCCGCCTTCAAATATGGAATACTGGATCGCCGGCGGGACGCCCTGGCGCTTCTTCTGGGCCATTCCAGGATCAGGGCTTCCAGTCCGGACACGGCTTTTGTCCGAAGAAGGGCGGATAGTTCGGAAGGATCAGTTTGTCGTGGGCGACACAGCCGATCAGGGTCCCGCCTATGCGGACCAGGTTTCCGCACGTCGCACACGCCTTTTCTTCCTTCTCGACCTTCCGGCGAACCTCTTCAAGAAACGTCATGGTCTTCACCGCCTTCGTGGTATTTCTGATCGTAGAACTTCCCGTCGGCCCCGATGTAGAAGGAATCGGCGTCCCAGTACGCGCCGCACCGGTCCGCACAGCCGGCGACGCTTACTTCCATCGAACCGCAGTCGGTGACAGTGTAGCGTCTGGACACTTTCCCGCCCTTCCGGACTTCAAAGTCACGGGAGGTCTGATACAGGTCGGAAACGACAATCTTCCCGCCGCACAGCGGACAGCGGTCGCGAACTATTCCTTCCATGCTCCGTCGCCTTTCACAAGTCGGGCTTGCTCCCAGAAGCCACGTTTGCCCTTCGTCCTGGCCCGTGCGGTTTCCAGGGCCTTTTCATAGTCACGATACCGGCCGCGTTTTTCTGTGACGCCTTCCATGATGTCGGCGATTGCCTTGTCCACCATGTCGGGCGGATAATAAAAGCGGGGGTATTCTCCGGACGTTTCTATTCCCAGGCTCTTCAGGGTCGTGATGATATTGAAACGGTAGTTCAGACCGGCTTTCCCTATATGGTCAGAAAGGCGAAGACTGTTTCCCAGGCCGTAGTCGAACTTCAAGTAGACGCTGTTCGTGGAATAGGCGTCATATCTATGAATCAGGACTTTTCCGGCCAGTTTGTCGCAGACATACGCGGCAAGGTCTTTTACTGTTGCCATGCTCCGCCGCCTTCCAGGGTCGCTTCGGCCGCTTCCTTCGTCAGGAAGACCGTCTTCCCGATGTCGTGTTCGGTGAACTGCTCTGACGACCAGGCCGTCGTTCCCAGGCGTCCACGAAGGACGCTGAAGGACGTCAGGCCGTCCGCTCCCGCTCCGACGAACATGACAGTCGCCGACACGACGCGGCGGCGTCGGATCAGCCAGACGGTCCCGTTCGGCTTCACGGGAAGGATCACACCGCCGGCGTCACGGAAGTCGGCCAGAAGGTCCAGGGCCAGGGCGTCCATGACGCCCTTTCCGATCTCGTAGGTGTGCCGGTGTTCGTTGGCGTGGAACGCGATCCGGTCCTTCAGCCGCTGGGCCAGGTCCGCGTCCTTGCTGAAAATGCCTTCGCTCATGGGCGTTTCTCCTTTCAATGGCGGCCCCAGTCAGGGTCGCCGCTCTCGCATATCTCGACGATGTGTTCGCACAGGGCCGCCGGAATGATCGACCGTTCGCGGCTTCCAGAAAGGCCCTGGGTCCCCGTCTTCGCGCCGCGCGGCGCTGGGGTGTGGCACGGGTCGCCGTTGTGACACGGTGGTTTGAACTCTGGGTCTGGGTGGTTCGTCCAGATGTCCGTCGGCTTCATGCGGGTGTCGCCGTACTGGCAATATGTAACGGTGTGCCGCGGAAGGCCGGACATGAAGTCCATTTTCCGCATACCTCCGCGCGGGTTCTCGATGAACCACCAGGTAGGCGACAGGGCCATGATCAGGTTGTGAACGTGAAGGTTCACGCGGTCGCAGAACTGCGCGTACTCTGAAACGGCGTCCAAGTTCTGCCCCCCCCCGCGTTTCCGGTGGTGGCTGATCGCGGCTATACTGTACGTCGTGCAATCGGGGCTGGCCCAGATCACGTCCGGCCGGCCGAACCGCTTCACGATTTCTTCCGGCGTCACCTTCAGGACGTCTTCATAAAGGTCGATGTTCTCGAAGGACTTGTCCCATTCCACGGAAAAGACCTGGTGGCCGTGGGCTTCGAAAGC